ATTTTTACATTCAATCTCCGTTCCGTCCAAGAATACCACCCTCAGTGTTCCGTCCTCAAAAACCTTGATGTGGTCCAGCGTTTTCAGCATGAAGTCCGTATCCATCTCCGCCAAAGGCTCTGCCCCATCGGTGTATTCCATAAACTTTTCTGCCCGGTAACCTTCCAACAAATTCTCGCCCTGCATCTGCTCTTTCCACCGTTCCATGAAGTTCTCCCTGTTCTCCACCAGTGCATTCCAAGCCATCAGATAAGCCTTAACCAGCGTTTCCTCCTCCACATGGCGGTTGGCACATCCCATAACTCCCTTGACCTTGTACCGTTCACTGCACTGCCATATCTTACGGTCAACTCCCGTACTGCTTCGCCAGCCTTTCCGTGCAAAGACCTTATTGCAGTCTCCGCAGATTATCTTGGAAGCGAATGGGTTGCTTTCCGGCCGGTGGGAATAGGAGTTTGTTCCATGCTCCTCCAGATATGCCTTCCTGCGTTTTATTTCAAGCTGCACGCATTCCCAAATCCTCTTTGATATGATGGCATCGTGGTCGTCTTCCACATAGAACATCTGGATTTCCCCATTGTTCTGTGTCCGCTTCTTGGTAAGGAAATCCACCGTATAACTTTTCTGCAGCAGGGCATCCCCTTTGTACTTTTCATTTTCCAGCATACTCATAAGAGTTGTGGCCTGCCACTTTATACCGCCATCCCAATTTTCCACTCCCTCTTTTTCAAAAATCCGCTTGATATAATCCGTTGTCTTCCCGTCAAGAAATTCCTGATACAGCCGCACCACAATCGGCTTCTGCTTCTGGTTGATTACCAGTTTTCCCTCCTCGTCCGTATCATAACCAAGGAAACGCTTGGTACTCATTTTATGCTTGCCTGTTTCAAATCTCCTGCGGATTCCCCATGTGCAGTTCTCTGAAATGGAACGACTCTCATCCTGTGCCAGTGAGGAAAGGATTGTGAGCAACACCTCCCCTTTCGCATCCAGCGTATTGATGTTTTCCTTTTCAAAAATAATCCCTATCCCCAAGTCCTTCAATTCCCTCACATAATTCAGGCAGTCCAGCGTATTTCTTGCGAACCGTGAAATGGACTTGGTAATTATCATGTCAATTTTCCCGGCACGGCAGTCGGCAATCATGCGGTTGAATTCATCCCTCTTTTTTGTGTTGGTGCCGGAAATCCCCTCATCCGCATAGGTTCCGGCATATTCATACAGCGGGTTTTCGCTGATGTAGTTTGTGTAATAATTGACCTGATTCTCATAGCTTAATAACTGTTCTTCTTGGTCTGTTGATACCCGGCAGTACGCTGCCATCTTCAGTCTCTGCACTTCCTGTACTGCTCCTGATTCCACGGTCAAATTCTGCCTTGCTGGTATAACTGTAATGTTTCTTGCCATTTTGAATTACCTCCTCAATCACTGTCTGTTCCGTAATGTCCATGCCCTTCAGCATGGCATCATCAATCCTTATTCCCCTGCACGAACTGACTCCCTTCTCAATGTAGGTGCTGCAGAGCCATTGGATTTTCCTGTTGTAAACCTGCCTGCGCCGGAGTGTTTTTCCGCAGTAAGGGCAGATAAGCATTCCGCTTAAGGGATAACGGTTCTGAAACTTCGATGTGCCGTCCTGACCGATGTTCCTGCTGCGTTTTCTCTGTTCCCTGACCTTCTGCACTTGTTCCCATACTTCTGTCGGTACGATTGGCTCATGATTTTCTGAAATGTAGTAACTTTGAACTTCCCCACGATTTTTCCGGGTATGGTTTCTTTGGTTTTCAGGCGTGTAGTATTTCTGGAGATGGAAATCCCCTTTGTACTTCTCATTGCAGAGCATCCCGTTAATCGTTCCGCTTTCCCATGTAGTTCCCGTTACCGTCTTTACACCCAAGCAATTAAGCAGCTCACCGATTCTTGACGAACCTACATTCATCAGATACAGGTCAAAAACCAAACTGACAATCTCCGCTTCCTTTCGGTTCACAATCAAATTCCCATACTCGTTTTTGTCATAACCGAGGAAGCGTGAAGTAGTAATCATCACTTCCCCTCTCTCAAACTTTTTACGGATGGACCATTTATTATTTTCACTCATGCTCCTGCTTTCTTCCTGTGCAAAGGAAGCGAGGACGGCAAGCATCATCTCGCCATCCCCCGACAGAGTGTTAATCTTCTGTTCTTCAAAAAAAATACCGACACCCAGTTCCTTCAGTTCCCTTGCGAACTTTAGAACGGTGACGGTATTTCTTGCAAACCTTGATATGGATTTTGTAATAATCAGGTCAATCTCTCCTGCCCTTGCCTTCTCCATCATTTTCTGGAACTGCGGACGGTTTTCACAGTACCCGGATATGCCCTGATCTGCATATACCCCGGCAAATTCATATTCCGGATTCCCCTTGATAAGCCTTTCATAGGTCTCCACTTGGTTTTCCAAGGAGTCTTCCTGTCTTCTGCTGTCAGAGGAAACTCTGGCATAGGCACATACCCTTTTCTTCCGTACAGCCAAATCCGGCTGCCTGCTTATCACTTTTACCTGCATACTGCTTCACTTCCTTCAAAATAATTCTGCCGGAACTTTTTAATCCTTTGAAAAATCCCCTGTGCATCCTCTGCCATGTCTATGCATACCACTTCCACATTTTTTTCACTGCATACCAGCATAAACTCCATAAACTGCTTCCAGTCACGGGCAAGCGTGGAAGCCTTCATGGTAACCACCACATCAATCTTCTCTGCGGTTATCTCCGCTTTCAGATGATTAAATTCTTTTCTGTCCGGGTCTCCCCCTGAAGCCTCCTCATAGAAAATCTGCAAATCCCATTTCTGTGTTCCATAGGTTTCTTCCAGCCGTCTCCTCACATCGTCCAGATATTTTTCATAATCCCTGTCACGATGGTTTACCCGGCAGTAAAAAGCTGCCCTGTTTACCTTTTCTGCAATAACCATAATAATAAGTACTCCTTTCTTTTGGGTAGTCTATCAATCACTCTAAAGCCCCGTAAAGTCAAGCAATTCCTCGGTTTCCACCCGTTCTTTTTCCACTCTGTCCAAACTTGTCCTCTGCCAAAAAAGGAAAGTCCGGACAGGTTTCCCCATCCGGACCCGTTGACAGGATTTACTTTCCCTATTTCAGCAGTTCATTGACTGTCTTCTGCACGGCGGAATAATCATACCCCGCAGCTTCCAGTTTCTGTTTTCTCTCCGTTCCGTTGCCCCATTTCCCGGCAATTACCTCATTGGCAAGTTCCTCCACGGATTTTGTGCCTGTCTTTGCCGTGGACACTCCGCACTTCTGGTTGACAAGGCTCTGCACCTCGGAATAGTCATATCCGGCAGCTTCCAGTTTCTGCTTTCTCTCCGTTCCGTTGCCCCACTTTCCGTCAATCACCTCGTCTGCGATTTCATCCACGGACTTCTTTGTATCCTCGCCGGATTCCCTTACGTCATACTCGGTAAGGCCATACTGCTCGATAATGGATACGACCTTGCTGATATAATCCGGGTCTGTTGCATACGCAGCCCCGTCCGTGGTGTGGATCAGCTTGTCCACCGCATCCCTGTAATCCGGATTGTTCAGTGCATTGGCATACCTTGCGGTATTGGCAAGGAAATCATAATATCCCACCACAGCAGCCGCCACACTCGGATAAGACTTGAAAGAGTCCTGAATCTGAACATAGTGTCCGTTGTAATACTCGCTTGTGGTAGCCACAAAGCCTGTTCCCTTGATGCCGAACAGTGTCTTTGCCTCCAAGTTCCATCCGCTTTCCAGAGCCGCCTGTGCGATGCAGACGGAAGGAAGAATCCATTTCTCCCTCGAAAGATACTCGTTCCTTGCCAGAACACCAATGGTTGCAATAAAATTGTCTGTCTTTGTACTCATAATACATTACTCCTTCCATAAAAAAAGGAAGCACCACTGTGGCACTTCCTACCTGTTTTCGCCGTCCCCTTCCGAACGGTCATGCAACTGCTCCAAGATATCCATAAGTTTCTTTGGGATTGGCAGCCCAAGATATCCTGCGTTTTCCAAGAGGGAAATCCCCTCATTGGAAAGGTAGAAAAAGATGACTGCCGTGCGCAGCACACTGCCCGTCCCGATGACATGGATGTCAAGGATGTTGGCAATGCCCACAAGCATGAAAATCAGCACCTTTTTGCAGATACCCTTAAATCCCACTTCGCTGGAGAGCTTTTTGTCAACGACCGCACACATCACACCCGTGATGTAGTCCGCCACCACAAATACCACAAGGGCAACGAAAAGACCGTCACAGCCCCCAAGGAAGTACCCAAGCCACCCTCCGATGGCTGTAAAAATAAGCTGTATCATGTTCCAGAACTCCTTCATACCGATTCCTCCTTTCCTAAAATTTTTTTATGAAAAAAGCAGCCGCTGTGGGCTGCTGTTTCATCAGGTTAATTCATCGCTTCCGGCAAGT